AGTTAAAGCTCCGCCACCAGCACTGTACCCTGTCCCACTTACTTCATTACTGGTGGTGTACGCAGTAGTTGAAGCATCGAAAGAGGCGCTGTTGGTGTAAAGAGCAATTTTAAAGGTATCGCCGTTGGCGAGATCAAAGTCGTGGACACCGTACAATAGCTCTTTCTTGAACGATGTACACATGAAGTTTCCGCTGAAAGCCATGGTTACAGTCTCCTAATTAGTTCCGCTAGTTCTTGATTACCAGAATCAATCACTGCGTTGTACACGGTTGTTCTATCACTTTTTATCGCTTCGCGCATGTAAAATTCTAAAACTTTTACAATGTGTTGACGAAAGGCGTGTGCTTGTGCCTGTATTGCAGGGTTTGCAGAATCACTAATAGATATAATCTTGTTAGCGCATCGCTCTGCAATTTCCTCTGGGGTGAAGCCCCGGTTCTGAGTGGTGTGTACTTCCACCTTGAAGTCAGGGTTCATGTCTAGTTCTAATGCTGGGAAGCTCATTGTTTCGGCCTCACTAGCATACCAGTGCGATAATCATCGGTTACTTCTTTGTTTTCACCCAACATTTTCATGCCGGTCATCGCTTCTGTAAATCTTTTTTCATACGCAGCCATTATATCCTGTTCACCCTTCATATAGATATATGCTTCAATTAAGCTGCCATAAAGCATGGCCATTTGTGCGTTTTCACTAAGCCACGTGGTTCCTGAACCTGCTCCAGCAGTCAAACTTGCCGGTCTATAGAAGTAGTGTAGCTCCACGGCCCTTGCTGCGTCGGGAGTAGGACCGATAATAAAATTATCAACGTCAAATACCGCATAAAAACGCGGATTACCCGTCGTTGCGGGGTTTGGGTTAAAGGATTGTACAAAATCAGTGTCCTTAAACTCTAAAAACGTCTTATCGCTGTTAGCGTCTACAAAAGAAAGAGAAAATGGTGCTAAAAAGTCACTAGGACAAGCCAAATACTGGTTTGCCTGCGTCATATTGCCGCTGACGTTCTTGCGAAACAGGCTCAACTGCACGTTTTTTAGTATTCTTTCCTCTGCCTGACGTATAAATACAGGCAAATTGGTTACAAAAGACGTTTCATCGTTCTCTGCGTAGTCTTGTATCGCTGTTTTTAACTGATCGTATGTAAAACTCATGGTGTCACCACCGATACGGTGCCCACGGCACCTTGTAAAGCGTCAGTTATTTCGAGTTCCGAAGGCATTTCTGCTGTTCCCGCTGTACTCCAGTTACCATTACCTAAGTAAACAATACCGTTTGTAGTAACAATAAGAAAAGCACTGGTAGGGTTTGGCGAGTCTGGCCTAGCGCCTTGTAACGCTTGCGGATCAGACACGGTTCTAAACGGACCCAGTTGTGGTTGCTTTGGTTCGTACTCATCCGGACCCACAAGCAATCCGTTCCACTCTTTTTTCATCACCTTGTAGGGGTATCTGAAACCAGAGCGGTCTGAAATAGCGTATGAATTTTTACCAGATGCGTACTTTGCCATCAGCCTGTCCTATAGTATTCGTATCTAGGAACAACGTTAAACGAAGACCTATCACGATCCTCAGTTGCTGCCCTATCAAATTCTTCTTCATACATAGCTTTAAGCATCTGAACTCTGTTCGGAGCCCTTTTCAAAGCAATGTAATAGGCTAATCCTGCGGCCAAACACGGATAAAACCTAAAAGGTAGGTCCATTGTGTTGGTGTAAACGTCCGCATCGTCCATACGAGTAAGTGCATCGTAGTAGATAACGTCCGTACTGTTTTGTGGAACAGGCCAAATTTTAAGGTTTGGAGTGATCTGACGGTCTAAAAAGAATTGATTAGGCCTACTTTGTGTCGTTTTTGTCGGAATTGTCAGATACTCATCACGACTTAAACGCTCTAAAGCATAATCTGTGCCGTCTCTGCGGATAATTACAGACAATACGTCAATAATATCGCCACTCAGGTTGTATTCTCCAGTGCCTTGCACAAGAGTTAAAGAACGCTGTTTAATGGTCCACTGGTTTAACCCACGGTTAGCCCAGTCGGCCAGCAATAGATTTAAAGAACGCTTTGCTGTCTTCAGGTCGTAACCAGTACGCACCTCAAGGCCGCATCGCTCAAACGCTTCTTCAACGTATTCAGCAACGTCCAGTTCAAAATCTTTGCTATTAGAAACAGTCATTATTTCTTCTTCTTAACCATTCCACCGCTGCGCATCTTCTTAACCATGCCGCCGCCGCGCATTTTCTTAACCATTCCACCTGCTCTCATTTTTTTAGCCGGTGCTTTTTTCTTACGAGGTTTCATCGCCATTTTTCAGTCTCCTGTATAATTGCTTTCGCTTATCAAATATCTCACAAGCGTTGTATTCGCCATCATAACTATCATAATATCCCTTTTTGTCCAACTTGTCTGCTGCTTCTTGTAGCTTGGACAATCGTTGTACGAATATCATGCTGTATTCGGTATCAGTCAATGCTTCAATGGCGGTTTGTTCGGAGGCTTCGGTCACCTCGTCATCTGGGTGAAAACCCATCAACCATATGTCTTTATCAATAAAAGTACCCGCAGCAATAAATTCGTTCATTGCATAAAAGTAGTCATGAAAAGCTTCAGGTTCTTTGTCGTTAGCTAAATCTACAATAACGACAAGCTCAAAATTGTCATCGAATTGTGAAATACACGAATATAAGGTCTGATAAGAATCGTCATACTTAAACAAGATGGCGACTTTATCTTCCATCCACGCTTTTCTGGCGTAGGGACACGGGGGCAAATCGTTGTAGTAAGAACTAGGCTTTTCCAACACCTCTGTAGACCACTGCATGATTTCTTGCACAATGGCTTTTTCTACGGGCTCGTTGTAAAAAGCTACGTTCATGATTAACTCACAGCCCCTTTTGTTCTTTTTCTTCGGTTTTCTAATACCTTACCGCAACCCCTAGCAATGACTCCGCCATTACCTTTTTTTACCACTTTGGCGGCTTTGGTGTTTGAAACCACTTGCTTCCCTTTAGCGCCTTCACGCTTCTTTTTACGAGCCGTCGAAGCCCTTTCAGACTTGCTAAGACTATTAGCTTTAGATCGAGGTAGGCACCTATCAGGATTTTTTTTGTTTTTTGAAGTACCGCATTTACCTGCGATATTGCCTTGGCTATCAATTCTGACCCAATCTTCATCGACCCAATCCTTTAACTTGCCCATTACTTCTTTTTCCCCTTACTTTTTTTTGCATAGTTAGGGTCTTTACAATATTTAGAGGCTGCCATGTTGGCATAAGCACTAGGGTAAGTGTCGAAAGTACGTTCGGCCCACGCTTTTCCTTTGGGGCATATCTTGCTTCCTTTGCTTTTAGAGGAAGCTTTTTTTGATTTTTTAGAATACGCCATACGGTCACCCTAAAAATTTCTGCACAAAAGGTGCAATTATAATCAGTACCGCCAGTGCCCAGAGTTTTACATCCAAGGCCGATAACGAGCTTTTATGCTCGTCTAACCTCTCCTCTATCCTCTGGTATCTAAGATTACATTCAGCCTCGTGTTTTTCCAACTTAGATAAAACTTCTTTTACGGTCATCCAATCCTCACCACGCTTTGCACGACCAGTATCTGGCGCTAAATTTGTCTTTCGCCGTGTCACAGTTGTGACGGGCTCTAAAGCTTTTCCTCCGGGCGGGTTGGTCTTTTTTGATAGACATTTTACTGTCTCCAAACCTGACGAGCTTAATTTCGCTGCCTTTTTTCGCGAGGACGGCGCTTTTCTTTGCTTTGCACCGGCGTCCTTTTTGGTTTGTTGAATCCGGCAAACGTTTCACCCCTATATTTTATGCGACCTGACGGAGTTCTCGTAACGTCTTTGGTAGTTGCCATCTCAAACCTCAGTTAAAAAACACCGTTACGTTGGTGACGTTGGTTAGAACAGCAAAACACCCGTCAGAAAACAACATTCCTTCATCGGGTAAGTACACGTTATCGTCAGTGTTATCGGCAAAAGCCAAGGTTAACTGAGTGGCACCATTAGCATCGTTGTTTTTTAATACCAAAGTGGGGCTAGACCCCGCTTGGTAATGGATAGCCTTAACGCGGGTCCGGCCTGCAAAAACAGAACCAGAAGCTGTCAAAAAGGTGGCCTTTACATCAGACGCCATGATTTACCTCTCTAGCTGTGAAACACCGTTACAGAGGTACAAGCCGTAAACAAAGATATGTATATATCGCTTACTCTAATACCCTCATCCGGGATGTTCACAGAATGTGTATCTGAAGCGTCCAAGTCCATGTCTAGCACGGTTGTACCACCGTTACCGTCAGTAAAGGTGATGCGAGGCGATCCAGTAGTTGTTTTAACCTGAACCTGACGAATACGCGCAGGTCCAACACCGGCAGAGCCGGTGGCGGTTAATCTTTTTGATCTTACATCAGAACCAGCCATGTTCGCCTCCTATTAAGATAGTGCAGCGCCAACAGCCGTAACCCATGCAGCGCCCGTGTTAATAACGATACAATACTCGTTATTTCCAGCGCCATTGTCGCTGACAATGTAAACAGTACCAACAGTGGTATCGCCAAAAGCGGGAAGGTTCGCAGTTGTTACAACAGGAACTTCAAAGCCATTGGTTGATTGTACGGGGCCTGAAAAATGTGTGGTTGCCATGTTTTTCTCCTCTCGTGTCCGAGGTCAACTTCCTGCATTTGCAAGATGCAAGAATATATATTGAGCGGTATTACTCAATAGACACAATAACAGAATTACAGAAAAAAGAAAGGGGCAACTTACGTTGCCCCTTCCGAGTCTACAGGGAGAAGTTAATATGAAATCAACTGCCCCTTTATAGCACGTTTTACGCTCCGGGAGTACCCATCACACAACGCCAATCAGAAACACCAAAACTATAACGCTCACGCGCTTTGAAACGCATGTTTCCGGTGTCAAAGTCCCCTTCCATTGCCGTTTTAATAGGCGAACGGTTGAAGAATTTAAAGCCGTTTGGTGCGTCAGTCTTGATGAAGTATGCGTCTGAGTCAGTCAGGAAGTGGTTAACCAC